GCCATTGTAGTAGACGATTTGCTGGCGATTATCTACAACCAGACCAACAGCCCAGTTGCCAAGCTCCTGCCAGCCGATAGCTGCAACTGCCTGCTCGCCGCGACCAGTAATGTAGTCGATAAAGCGGCTGAAGATCATCTCCATGCCGTGCCAGGTTTTGCGAAGCACACCTAACCGGTCCTCTAACTCCTCTTTTGTCCTGTCGTTAACGAATTTATCCACGTTTTCAGCGTTATCGTACAGGTCCTTTACGGCGGCGGAACCTAAAGGATTTTTCGTTTTATATGTGCTCATAGTCGCCCTATAACAAAAAACCCGCCGAAGCGGGTTGTTGAGAGTTATTTCTGTTTTATGCAATGTCGCCAGGATAACTGGCGTTGTCGTAGTCATAGAAGGACGCGCGGTACTCTTTGGCGGCAACCTGACACGTCCCGTCTGATTGAGGGGCAATCTCCTCAACAATGGCGTCATAGACATGACGCGTTGAGCCGCAGAACACCAGGCGGACTGGCTCAATGGCTGGTGAAGTCTGGTCAATCTTCAATGGGTCATCAAAATCACTCAGATGGGGAACGGACAACTGATAATCCCCCACTCTGCTCGCCACCATCAGACCGGATGCAGAACCATCCTGATAGCGGATCAGCGCACGGGGGTTTTCGAAAGACCAGTCCAGCGGCTCCGTAACGGTGAAGGTTGTCACGCCACCAGCCGTTGTCATCGCCTCCACCAGACAGGAAATCGTGTTGTTACCCGGAATATCATCCGTGAGCACGATGCGATCGCCTGTGTTGTAGCAGAGCGCATCCAGCTCGGTGGTGGTCTGGTATGTAACCCGCTGCTGAAGATACTTCATCAGGCGACGCATGCCGATCTGGTAGGCGTGATCCTGATTGAGCACCCCATCGAGTTTGTAGTTCTCGATTTTCACCGGCGTGGGATTATCGGGTGTCCGACATTTAACAGTCTCCTCTGACCAGGTGACGCCGTTGATGTACGTCACGTCGACACCATCAAAATCATCGTCGGACGGCACGGTAAATCCGCTCTGCAGCTCCTCCACCATCTCATGCGGCGTTATGATCCCCGTCCATGGCTTAATCCCCTCACGGTTGACCGTCGCCAGGCCATCGCTTAACAGAAAGCGGGACTTCCCGGCATTGGCTATCTTCTGCAGCATTTCCAGCGCTGAGATACTGTCTCCGGTAGCAAAATCGAAATTTTCCCCCCGTGGAGTCCAGTACGCGGACTCCAGCGCGTTGATGGTGTCGACATCCATCTCCAGCCCCAGCGAGTTTCCGACATGCAGCAGCGCCCCCGAAATGGTTCTGGCCGTTCCTGAGTCGTAGGCCCGCGTGGCCACAACGTTTACGCGGCGGTCCGACTGAGCCGCCAGCTTCCCTCCCGTCTCGACGGTCACCGCCATCAGCGACACGCCGGGATAGGATGAAGGTCGTGTCAGCAGTCGCCCACGCAGTGCCTGCCAGTACATCGAATCCCTGGCGTTGTTTGAGCCCTGCTCATTGCGCCGACGACAGCGAACTTCCACCAGCCCCGGAGAACTGAGCGTGATCCGCTCAGTAAAACCCAGCCCGTTGACGTTTTTCAGCGCATACTCGCTCTGGTGACTCACCCACCCCGAACCGGAACCATAGACGCGATACTGTATCTCCCACTCAACGTGGCGAATCCGTTTTTTGCCCTTACTGTCAAAGCCGCAGATACCGTTCGGGAAAGAGAAATTCACCTCGAACATATCGACGGTCTCATTTTCAGGGCAAACCAGGAACGGCCCCAGCCAGCTCAGCGTGTCGTTAAGACCAGTGGCCTCATAGTCGATCATCGTCCTGGCGGTGAATCCCGGCCACGACTCATCAACGGACCCATTAACCAGGCGCGCCACTGTTGCCGTTGTGCCGTCGGCAGAGACGATCTGGTATTCGTTGCCGCGGTGAGCAAGTGAGAGCCGTTGCACACCTTCAGGCATGCCCGAGAATGCGGTTCCCGTAGCGCTGGTATAGGCGAGCGTCACGTTTGCCGTTACCGCCGGGCTGCCGCCGGTTGATGCCGTACCGGAGGTGTAAACCGGGGCATCACCGAAAACGGCTGCAGGCAGCGAGGAGGATGTGATTGCCCCACCAACGAAAGGACTGGCAGCCTCAGTTATCAGTACGGTACCGCCGTTGTCCCGTGCGACCAGGCCGGAGCCAGTGAGCCCCTCGGTGATGGCTGCCAGCAGTCCCGACATCGAGATGTAGTTCGCTACCAGCGACACCGTATAGGTGGTGCCCTGCCATGTGATCATGAACGTACTGGAGCTGGTCGAAAAGTCGTAGGTAACAGGAGCGGCACTGGCCTGAATTTTTGCTGCACTGCCACCCTCGCCAGGCACCGCCTCCTGACCCGGGGTATAGGACGCAATGACGAGGTCATAATCGACACTGTTGAAACTCAGCGTCACCGGCATACCCGCTACGGGAGCAAGTTCGGTAAGCAACGAGCTGGCAAAAACACTGTAACCAGAAGAGGTGGAGATCAGATAATTTGTCGGCGCCTTAATTTCAACTATGGCCCCCGTTACCCAGCTGTCCGGGAGAGAATTATCGTCCTCGTCGTCATCGTCACCATCATCCGTATCAAGGCCTGTAAACGTTACGGATGCACCAGAAACCGTCATGCTGTCAGCGATAATATCGTCGGAATCAGGCGAGGTCTGGGCCATGTCCAGCCCTGTTCCGCTTGATGTGCCACCGACCTCTGTCGAGTTGAACCAGTTTTCGCTGCGCTCATCGCCGGAAACATCTGCGCCTGGCGGAAAATAGGTGATGCTGAATCCCGTCAGCGTTGAAGCTGGCGTACTGCCAACCCGGATATCACCATTGGTATAAATCAGTTCACCGACACCGAGACACAACAGCATCTGAACGCGCATTTTCGTAGGATCAGCAGCGTCGAACCGGGTCACAGGCTGGACCACATAATCAGGGTAGATACGCACCCGGCCAAACACCTCGCGAATCGGATCACCCAGCTTTGCGGTATTTGCCTTCGCCGGGTTCAGGTCGAGACTGCGCCCTGTGGATGATGTATAGCCTCCCGTATCTAAATTGCTCATCATAAACAGTGAATAGGCTGCTGCGGCAACGGAGATACCGACACCAATCCACGCGATTGTGGCTGCCTCCAGCCCGAAGGGGACCGGATAAAGCCGTACATCACTATCAGGGTGGATCACGCAAGTGGCCCACTCGCCTGGCGGAATGGACAGACCGTCAACCTCAATGGTCAGCGGTGGCACATCCCGATCCTCGTAACCTTCAACATTCACCGCCAGCCAGTTTCGAAGGCTGGTTACACCATGTTCATGCGTTTCGAGAGGTTCACCGGGAAGCCGGGATGGGTAAAAACGAATGGTCATTGCCAGAACTCCACTTTGACAAATCGCCGCTTAAACCGCGCTAACGGAAGAAACGTTACGTTAGAGCCTGGATTGCATTCCGCCACATGCAGCAGGCCATCAATACTGACGACAATCCCCACATGGGTGACGGCTGAGCCTGAATAGCAAGCCACGCCAGCCCCTTCGCAGGGGTCGCAGCGCTCCAGGGTAAGCATCATTTGACGCGCCTCCCGGTCGAGGCCGCCGCCGTCTTTCGTGACCCCGGCAAAATCAGGCCAGAGAGGCAAGCCCAAATCGCGGCGTATCTCGTTCACAATGCCAAAGCAGTCGAGATCCGGCCATGAGCGCCCGCCCTTCAGCCAGGTGACTGAACGGTATTTATCAGGGTTAAACATGATGGATTCCTTAGCTGATATAACGTAGTCCGGGGAAGACCGGGAGCGTGTAGCGGTAACGCGGCCAGGCCATATCAAGGACATTCATATAGCCCGCGGTGATCTGAACCTCTGTTGCCGTCCAGTAACCCGACTTGATTTTCAGCGTATACGGTACCGCCGCAGGCGCGGCTAAATCCGTGGAGATAAAACTGCGGTATGTCAGCGATGCAGACAACCTGTTAGCCAGGGCATTGCGGATCGTCGTGGACACAACACCATCAACATTGCACAGGGCGAATTTCAAATCTTGCGTACCGTCCGCGTTGCGCGCCGGCAGCGCAATGTCAATCGCGCAGGCGGTAAACGTTACGGTATCGCCGCTCTCCGTCGTCGCCGTAATATCCTCGTACCCCTGGCACAGGTAGTGAACATCTGAGCCAACGGTGATCTGCAGCGTTTCAATGATCACCTCCGGCCCGCTGCTGGCATAGAGCCTGTTAAGCCTTGTCATGATTTTTACCCAATAAAAAAGGCCACCCGAAGGTGGCCTTAAAAATTGGTGTCGAATGTGGGTGTACCCTCACCGGCAGGATCGCTATTCCGCGCTTTATTTCACGCTCCGGCTACGGAGCGGCATGAAGGACTTTCCCACAAATCGACACAAGTGATTATGAAGGAGAAACGGTTTTAATCAAGCCTTTGGCCACTCCCTGTTAACGGCAAGATCAAGAATGTCGCTGTTCACAATGAAGTCAGGGAAATCGACCCATCCATCAGGCAGCACAGGGCGTTTCCAGAGTTCGAGTGTCGCTGTGAATTTCCAGTAAATCGGCGCCACCAGTGTTGGCCCCTCATAGATATCAGTGAACCGACATTTATAAAACTCCACCCCCAGCGGGGTTTGTAGCTTCATAAAAAACCAGTCAGCGCCATCCGTTATTTTTTCCCTATACCAGGCTTCAAACAGCTGAGCCTGACCGTCGGTCTCCATAAACCATGACACACTGGCCTGAGTTGGAGTTGACGTATATGCCCGGCGTTGCCGCGCGCGGCCGGTGGTTAGCTGGGTTCGTTTTAACGGGCTTACAGGCTGGAATCCGTACCCTTCCTGTAAAGGCATGGGGAGATAGTCGTGCGGATAAAATATGTCAGCCATTATCCTGTTCTCCGTCCAGTGTTATATCCTCCGGTTAATGCCTTATGCACCTGGCCTACCCCCTTTGCCAGATCGTTAGCGACCTGCTGATAGCCTTGTTTGGCACCATCACGAGCGGCCTGCTGTACAAGCATCACAGTCGTATCAGAAGGGTTTCCATTGATAGTTATCGGAGGAACCGTGACTGTGGGACGGATGATGGTCGTTTGCTGGCTATTACTAACGTTCTGAACACCAGTCCCAAACCCGGAACGGCCCAACGTTGCATCAAGCGGCTGCCCGTTTCGTAGCGCTTCAAGGTTTGAAACCCCGATGCGGTTCGTGGATGCCTGGTCAAAGATATATTCCCCCTTGTGGACGACGCCTGCGGGCTGATACTTCCCTCCCGGTCCGGTATAACCGCCAGAGGAGAAGCCGACGGCTGCTGCGCTCGTTATGCTGGAAGTGATTGTGGACATAAGAGCGATAACTTGGGCAATGGCAGCCAGGTTAGCCGGAAACGGTAACCCGGCCAGCGCCTGCCCCATCGCCATGGGGAGTTGCAAAGCAGCTTGGGCGATAGCGAATGCTTTCTGTGTTACAAAGGCCGCTTTATACATCGCAGACTGCTCGCCGAACATTGTGCCCATTGAGTCGGTAATACCGGAAAATGAGTTCTGAGCTGATTGCATTTGAGCTATGTAGGTGGCATTACTCAGCATCTCCTGATTCTTGGAGCCCTGTTGCTGTAAAGCCAGCAATTGCTGCTGTCTTTGGGCCTCATTACCAACTGTACTTTGAGTTATTGCCTGTTGCTGCTGATTGAGCCAAGTTGCATAGTCCGTCTGTGCCTTTTTTAACCTGTCGATAATCTCAAGCTGCGGGTCTACTTGAAGCCCGATCAAGTTCATCCCCTGCCTGGACAAATCATCGTTGGTTGCACCCGAAGTAAGTGTACCGCCTGCTTTGTTTACTCCAGAAATAACTGAGTCAGGCAAAACAGACTTGTTGATCAATTCATTGGCCTGCTTCCCAGCGGCATCAGGGGTTAGCCTTCCTATGTCTACCATCTTTTGCAGAAGTTTAAGCCTTTTTTGCAAGGTGTCGTTTTGTCGCTCCGACTTATCGAAAACCTTCTCCTGCATTTTACGATAATCATCAAGGGTTTTAACCTGATTGGCTAATGCCTCCTGTTGTTTATAGGCCTGTAATATCTGGTCCTTTTGCTGAAAAATAGACTTCTGTGCAGCCGTTAGTTTCCCGCCACTACTTACTGTCTTCTGGATATCAGCAATTTGCTGCTCAAACTTTACACGTGCCTGAGTGGCAGTATTAATTTTTTCTGTGCTGGCTAATTGTTCCTGTAGCGCAGCGGTTTGCTGATTTATTTGATGTAATAGCCGAGAACCAGCATCCTCAACATAAGCCTTACCCTTTGGTGTTTTTGGCTTTTTGGGATCTTTGTATTTCTCGTTTATATTTGCGCGAAGTTTTGCCTCTTCTTCTGCACTAATTGAGTTACCGGCCGCCCTTGCCTTTACCAAATCCCTTGTTAATTCATCCAGTGCCTTTTTCCGTTTCTGGGCATTTGTTAGAGTTTGGTCTGTTAACTTATTAATGCGCTCCTGGGCTTCAATCCCTTCTTGTTGCCGCTTGTTATAGGTGCTGATAGAGTCATTCAGCACACCCTGAACGGTAATTTGAGCCTGCAAGTCATCTCGCAGTTTAATCATTGCAGGGAGGTTGGTGAATCTTGCACTAAGTCCATTCCAAAACCCACCTTCAGACTGTCCTTTTTGGGCTTCGTCTATGCTTTCATTCAGGGTTCTTAGCTGATCTTCGAGTGTTTGCTTACGCCCCACATCGAGCATCGCATCCCATGCACCTTTAGCGGTATGACCAAGAGAGCGCCAGGCCGACTCAAGCAGGCCGAGGTTATCGTGGATGTCATCAGCCCGCTGCTTTAACGCATTTGCATATGCGTCGGTTGCCACCCGCGCAGCATCCTGCTGATTCCCCTCGTCCTGCAGGGCTTTAATCTGGTTGTAGGTAGCCAAGGTCAGAAAGTGGTACTGGTCGTTCAGTTTGGTGATGGCCGCAACCGGATCGGCAGCAATATCGTTGAAGTCACCAACGAGTTTTTCGGTAGCAATACCAGCCGCATCACTGATTTCAACGACAGCAGTAGTCACACGCTCCAGAGAATCGCCAGCTACTTTACCGGATGACACCAACTGATTCAGCGTTGAAGCTGCTGCACCGGTTGTGGTGTTAGCTGCGACCGATACACGGGCAGCCATATCTGCCAGTTGCCCGGAGGTTTTACCAACCAGATTACCGCCAAGGGTTAGCGACTTGTAGAACTCGTCCTGCTCCTGTGAGCCTTTGTAATAGGCAAGACCAAGAACACCAACAGCCGCGGCAGCCAGAGTGACAGGGTTAATCAACCCCAGCACATATCCGCCAACACCTTTAATCGCGGGACCAATACCGCCGAACATATCTTTCAACTGCCCGCCCTGCTGCATGAGCACCATGAATGGCGACTGACCTGTAGATAAGCCGACAATAATATCTGTCATTTGAGCAGGGATCATGCGCATAGCATTGGCAGTCTGAGCTGCAGACTGGCCTGTTTTACCCAATTGCGCCTGGGTTTTCTCCAGGGCATCGCGGGATTCTGCAAGTTTGCTGTTGAGGCGATCGTAAGCCAGGGGCGACAGCATCCCGGATGTTTTGGCTGTATCAAGCTGGCGCTGTTGCTCGTTCAGGCGGCGGAATGCTTCACCTACGGGATCTATTTGGGCCTCAAGACGACGCAGTGCATTTACCTGTTCATCATGTGCTTTTGCAGCTTCGCGCTCGGCTTGTGCTTCGCCGGTTACTTCTCGGCGAGTATCCTGCAGTTTTTTGCTGTAGGCATCATATTGAGAAGTATTAATTGCCCCCGATTTAAAGGCCGTGTTGAGTTCACTTTGCTGTTGTTCAAGATTGCGAAGCGCAGCTGCCAGAGGGTCGATTTTATCGAGCATTCTTTGGAATGCATCAGCCTGCGCCTCCTGCTGAGCAGCAGCTAATTTGCTGGCCTTTTCTGCTTCTCGTTGAGCTTGTGCAACGCCGCTTAACTCATCGGTCGTATCATTCAGCATTTTGGAGAGAGAGCGAAACTCTTCCTCGTCAATTAGCCCCTTGTCGAAGTATTTTTTCAGCTCACTAAAGCGGCGGCCAACCGTATCAATTGCAGCACCAACCGGATCAATGACTGCTCGCAATTTATTGAGCGCATCCTTTTCCTCGTCAGTCGCTTTTGTCACTTTGAACATGCTGGTTACGGCTTTATCACCAGACTGAGTCATCTTATCAAGCGCAACTGCAAGGCTGTCAGCCTGTTTTTCTGCCCCAGAGCTATCTATAACAATGGCCAAGCGGGAAGTTTGTTCTGTCATTTGGCGATCTCCGGGCAATAAAAAACCCCGCCGGAGCGAAGTTCATGTTATGGGGGCAGCAATAAAAACCCACAAAATAGTGGGCTCAGTTATCAAAGCTTTGCATTATAAGTTCGTATGAATTCATCACGAATTCCACTAGGTAGCTGATTTACCAACTCATCAATTTGCATAATATATTTTTCTTTGATGCTCTCGGGGCCTAATTCAGGATTAGCTTGTTTCAAGCGTGATACCAAGTTAGTTACCGCCTCTTCATTAACATCAAAGCCTACCTTTTTCCTGATGAAAAATGCATCAAATGGGATGTCGCTCGGCTTAAAATTTTTGAGCCTAGCAACTTCTATCGCTTCTTTAACATCACTTCCGCAGTGCTTACACTTTATGGCTTCAGGCTTAATCATTTCTGCACAATATGGACATTTAACCAGCCCACTATCAAGCTGGCTCTGTTCCAGGGCGCGAATGTCCTTCTTGATTACCAGTGAGTGAATTAGAGCTACGATGAAGAGAAGCGCTCCGTATAACCACCAAGCAAAAAACGAGCGCCCTTTACTGCTCGCTATCGCCGCTGGTATGCACCCAATAATTGCACAAATTATGATTAGTTCCACATCCCTATCCCCATCATTAACATTTGCACACAGGTTAGCACAGGAATAGATGTAGACAATGATATGACTACTTCACTTTTGCCTGTCTTTTCTGCTCTTCGGCCCACTCATCCCTCCAGGCATCATCGAGAGCCAGTATCGCCGCGTCAAACTCAATGCGGTCGATCAGGATGGTGCGCGATGCCAGGTAAAGCTCAATATCGTTCAGGGATAGGGGGAGCGGCACTCCGGCCATGCCGGCATACTTCCTGCCGCGCGATATCATGGCGTAAGCGTTGAGGATCTCCCCAGTGACTGCATCGATTTCAGGCTCCGGAATGGGCGGGAGATTTAGTTTCTCCCTGCGCCACTTTGCTTTCTCGCCCTGCTCGCCGGCGAATTCCTTTAGCCACTTTTGGGCCTCTATGGCTTTTTTACGGTTTCCTGAGTCTGCTGCTCCTTACCCTGAGCAATGGCCGCCGCCTCAGCCAGAATAAGCCAGTACAGAGAGGGGTTTTGCTTCAGTAACGCAACACCACGCTCCGGCGTATACGCTACGGCCGTCTCCGTACCATCCACCAGCTCCCCCACGCCTTCCCAGTCTTTCAGAAGAAAGCGCGCGCAATTGTCGATGAGAAGATCATCAACCGAGTCAATCTCGCCCACACTGGCGAGATCGAACGCGTCGGTACCGACCTGATAGCTCGCGTCCATTTTGTCGATATGGCGCCGCACCAGCGCATTGCGTGAGCGGTATTGTGGATTCTCGCTACTGGCCACCAGCAGACGGAGTTTAAATAGCGCCTCGTCTTCCGGCGTGAATTTCTTTTTACTTCCTGCTGGCTTTTTGTAAGGGTAAAACCAGCGTTCTCCGTTCAAATCAATTTGAGAAGAAATAATCAGCATAAAGACTCCCAAAAAAGCCCGTTCCGCGATGACTGCAGAACGGGCCAGGTAAATTAAGGCGCGGTAACGGTGATTTCAGACGTTGAGGTAAAGGTGCGGGCCTTACCAGTGATGATTGCAGTACCGGCTGCGTTACGCGTGACCTTCGCTGTTTTCTGCCCGGTAGAAACCACACTGGCGATAGTCGGATCCGATGACGTCCACTGGACGGTATCAGTTGAATCAGCTGGCGTAAGCGTGGCGGTTAACGTCACAGTAGAACCCACGGCGCCAGTTGAAGTGGCTGGCGCAACACTGATTGCCGTCGCCGGCACTTTAGGCACGCGCGTAATCGTCGGCGGAGTATTGGCCGCGGTGATATCCAGCTGAACCTGAACAATGTCAGTGCTCCCCGCATCCGGCCAGTCGCCGGAGATCTGCACTTCCGGGAAATCGAAGGTATAGGCGCCTTCAGCATTCTCCAGCGTGAAGCTAAACGGCACCGTTTCGCCGGTGAACGTTTTTTTGTAAACCTCCCAGGCAGCCTTTGACCATGACAGCGTAATTTGACCTGACGGGGTAAAGGTTGTCGGAATGTTTGCGCCGGCGAACGCCGAGCCGGTACCGATGCAGCGCTGGGTCTGCATATTGTTGTTGAACTGGATGTTGAAGGTGTCGACGCAGAAGCCTGTCCCGCCATCAACACCATTTAGCCGGATGTTCGTGACCTCTTTGAAGGAGTAACGCAGCGCCCCCGCTAAATCCACCGGCGCGGTGAAATAGCTGGTATCGTCCCCTTTCGTCTCCCAGTCCAGCCCTGCAAACGTAATGGTTGCAGTGATATCACCATCGGCCGGGATTTCCATCTGGAAGGTGCCAACCTGGCAACCGCGGGCAATCTGGGCGATCCCCACATCACTGGCAAAAGTCGCCACGGAGAACGTAATGCGACCATTACCCATCGTCAGCACGTTATTTACCCATTCGGCGCCGAAGCAGCTGGCAAGAAAATCGTCATGCTGATTCCAGCGAAACCGCGTACCGACATCACCGCCGACATCCACAGTGCCGCGTGAAACGCCCTGCGCCATGCGGTCACCAGCGATTTCGTCATTGTCGTTGGTGTTCTGCGTTGGTTTCAGACCAAATGAAGAACGACGCAGCAGGTTCCACGCCCCTGCTGTTGGCGTGATTCCTGGCGTTGTCTCGCGAATAAACGCGGCTACTACTTTTGCACCTGAGCTCACAGGAGCCTCCTGTTTTTTGTGCGCTACAGAGCGCGATAAGGAATTTGAAGATTGAGCTGTAACCAGCCATCGGTCTCACCCGCCGGCACAGCAGAAACAGCGAAATAACTCAGCTTTCCGTCGTCCTTAAACTCGAATAGCTCCGTTAGCTGGTCGGCCGTTCGGGAGATAAGCAACGTCCCGGAACCGACCGGAACAAACAGCTGAATGATGAGTAAGCCCGTCCTGTGTACTACCGGCCCGTCCCCGATCTCTGTTGCGCCAGCCTGCCCTGCAATGTTGGTGAGACGGGCCCAGATATCGCGGTTACTGGGGTCAAATACCGGGCCATTGGGATAATCCACCGCATCAGAGGCAATAGCGGTCTGTGCCGCCATTCGGGAAATGACAGCGTTTCTGATTTCTGTAAGGGTCATTTGTAGGCCTGAATCACACCATTAAACGAGACGGCATAGACGCCTGTTGGCGCCTGCGTTGAGTGACCATTCTCCAGAGGCACGGAGTAAGGCAGGTTCGACTGGATGTAAATCACCGAGTAGGCTGGCGCCTGGTCAATGATATTTTTGCCATTTAGAAACGTCATTGTCCCACGCGGATCCGGCTCGGTCGGGACGGAGTGATCGGGTTCGCCGATGCTGACAAAATGCGATGCCCTGAAGGTTCCTGCGCGATACTCAGCCGGCCGCCTGATATCCATGCTGTCATTAACACGGACTTTCTTCCTGAGCCTTCCGGTTTTGGTCAGGTTAGCAGGATCGGCATAAAGAGATTCGTTCCATTCCCCAACAGCTTTGTTGTATTGAACCGCGGTCGCGTTGATGGCCCACAGCTCCGGGTTTCCTACCGGCGACCGCTGAACGATTTCATTCAGCAGCTGAATGGCGATTGTCCGCTGGCGTAGTTTGACATCTTCTGCCACCAGCCCGGCGAATGCCGCCGGGTCAATGTTCCAGCCCTTAGCCATATCACGCCCTCCGCAGTTGAATGGAGTACGCAGCGCCTGCAGAGTCGGCAGAAGCGGTGATGACCTCGTAGCGCTGAAGCTCACCCGTAACCGGATCCGGTGCGGTGATGATATGCCCGACCGCCGGCTTATCAGTCACCTCGTTAACCAGGGCGGTTAGCTTCACATCACCATGCAGAATGTTAACGCCATCGATACGGCGCAGTTTATAGCGCGCCAGCACTCCACGCCCCGAGTAAGTCACCTTCGTTTCAGTGCCGGTTTCCGTCACCGGGTCCCAGGCATCCCGAACGGTGTATGACCCAGTGAAATCCTTAACGGCATCCTGCAGATCGGTATCGAAGGCTGCGGTGACTTCGGTTTGCAGCTCGTCACGAATGCCCATATCACCCCCTCACCAGTCGCACCTGTGACTGACTCACGCCATAGGGCTTAAGCATGGCCAGCGCCAGCTGCAGGTCGGAATCGAGCAATGCAGAGCTGTTGGTAGCGAGTTCTGCGAAGGTTTTGGAAACAGAAACGTCGTCAGCGTCAACGGTCTTACTCAACAGCACCCCCGAGTCAGTTTTCTGCTGATACAGGCCACCATTTGAGGCTGCCAGCGCCGCATAGGCGCCGGCCTGTTTCACATCGTCAGGAATAATGGTTTCGTGAGTTGCCTTATCGCACGGCAGTTTCAGGTTAAGTCCATTCATCCAGGTATTAGCCATCAGCACAGATTTGGTTTTTTTGCTTTCATCTGTCCAGGTGGCACCGAGAATCGAATTGACATCTTCAACGGTGATGAAAGTGATCATGCATCACTCCATTTCTTTCCAGCCGTGCGCCTTCCAGTTCTCCACTTCATCAGGGTGAACGTTGGCGGTATTGGGGCCGCCGGGGAATGCCGGGAAATCGGTAATCATCGCCACCAGCTGCTGTTCCTGCTGTTCCTGCTGTTCCTGCTGTTCCTGCTGTTCCTGCTGTTCCTGCTGTTCCTGCTGTTCCTGCTGTTCCTGCTGTTCCTGCTGTTCCTGCTGTTCAGGATCATTGGCATCAACCTGCGCGGCCGCAAGTTTTGCTGCAGCACGTTCAGCACGCTGCTCTTTGGTCAATCCGGCCATAAGCCCTCCACTAAAAAAAAGGGGCCGAAGCCCCTCATGGTTGATGGTTTTCAGCCAGAAATGATGACGCTGTGACGAGGAACTGGCGCAGCGACACCCCACGCCAGACCAACCTCATAACGGATTTGGCGATACTGGCGGTACAGTGCCACCTGGAAGGTAATGCCTGATACCGGGTCGGTAACGTTCATCACATCATCCGCAGTATCCCCACCTTGCGGCATTGCCGGGGTGCGAGATGCCAACAGCAGCGCATTACGGTCAAACGCCATATTCGCCACATAACCTGCACCACGGGTAATAGCGGTGTTATCTGCCAAATCCTGACGCAGACCAGGCTGAGCAAGGGTGATAGTACTTGCGGTCGCAGCTGCAACTACATACTTGTTGTCGTCGCCAGCAAAACTCACCACATCGCCAGCGGTGAAAGACCCTGTGCCAGTATCAATGGCAATGATACGATCGCCTTCAGCTTTTGCTCCATTCACCAGGTAGCCCGCGGCAGCCGAGGCCGTGTGAGTTTTAACGCCGGCGGAGTTATGGATATTAAAGCCTTCCAGGCGACCCAGCGTGCCTTCACGCAGCAGTTGTTCCGTCCCGGCTTCGTTCACCTTAAACAACACTGACTGTTTGCCGCGCAGGTTTGCGATGGCAGCCGATCCGAGAACCATCTGGAGATCGGTAGTCGGTGAGCCGTTGTCCTCCAGCACTTTACGGGCCAGCGCGGCATCACTGAGGTCTTCCTTGATACCGAACGGCGTAGTTCCCGGCGTGCCAACCTGACGCGATGCGTTGAAGTATAGCGCCCCAAGATCTGCGTCAACTTCGTTCGCCAGTGCGCGGAATGCCTGCTTGAACTGGTCAGCAAGGATGGTGTTGTAAGTACCAGCCGGACCGAGGGCCAGTTGCTCTTCACCATTCCATTTGACCGGAGCCATTTTGGATTTAGTGATTTTGACATCAACGGTACCGATGTTCTGATCACCCGTGTTAGGAGCCGAAGGGCCCGGCACGATGTCTTCAGTTACTGCTACCGGGGCAACTGGTGCGGTAACCGTCTGGTCTTTTGCTGCGGCATCTGCTTTGGTGTTACGGGCGACGGCAGGAATAAAACCTACCTGCTCGCGGGAAACAACATCCAGAGCGGTATAGATAGTCGGGATCAACCCGGTCAAAGTGTTCGACATGATTCATTTTTCCTTAGAGATGGGTTTGGGTTGGCTGAGCTATCCAGCTCCGGCGCCCGCCGCCATCCGGCGGCAGGCAAAAGAGGACTAATCAACGATGGTGACACCGTCTTTGAGGGCATTTTGTTTGCCTGCAATATCCAGCGAATCGAATGCATCACGCTTCATGGTTTTCTGCCCTGCCTGATGCTGAGACTGACGTGAACCACCGCCGTTATTGCCACTGGATTTCAGGATGTAGTCTTTTTGCGGGTACTGCTCCACCAGAAATTCCAGCGCTTCATCAAACGAGGCCAGCTCGCCCGGCTTCGAGCGGGAGTAAATTTTGTTGCCTGTGCCGTCATAGGCGACAACTTTACCCTCTTCGACCTTAAACGACTGACCGAAGCGGGCCTGAAGCAGATCGGCAGGAATGGCGATTTTATCGGTGATAAATTTGGAACCTGTGAAGCTACCGCCGATCATCGAATCGTACAGTTGACTTTCCAGCGTTTTATTTTTGTTGTTGGCCTCATCCAGTTGTGCCTGGAATGATTTGGTAATATCCGCTTTCACCTGGTCAACAGCACCCGCGTCGATCAGTTTTTTCTGGTCGATTTTGGTCATCATGTCCAGCGCTTCGAGAGCCTTCGCCGGGTCACCGATTTTGGCGAATTTCGCCAGGCTGGCTTCAGCTGCTTCTTTGGCTTCACGATGAGATTTCGCCTCACCGTTCAGCGAGGAGATTTTTCCAACGGCCTGCACAGCATCGAAGCCGATCTCTTTGCCGTCGTCATGTACATAAACGGGAAGACCGTTCGCATCAACTTCTGCATAGCTCTTGCCGTTTACTTCAACTGTTTTCAGTTTCATGTGGTTACCTTTTTGTGGGTCATCCGACCGTTGCGCCGCTCACCATCCGGATCACGGCAATAAAAAAGGCCGCCCGGAGGCAGCCTGTTGATGAAAATGATAATTAAAGCCCAGCGTCACGGAATGCCTGGTCGTCGCGCTCACGCAACTGGTCCAGCGTCAGCCATTCGCCTTTGTCGTTGTAGAACTCATCAGGAGACATGCCGCCATCACGAATCAGCCTGGCACGCGTCACACCGACAATCTGGGACTGCCGCGTGAATGACTGCCGCGAGAACCAGCCCTGATAATCGGTATCCGAAGGCACCTGGCCGTCCATGCTGGCACGTGAGCTATCTGATATTTGCCCTACAGCAATACCCAGCTCATCAGACGATTTCAGGATGTAGGTTTCGACGCTGCGGCAGCAGAAATGGATTTTCCCTGGCCCCTGCAGATACGGCACCTTATGGCCGATAGGCTTGTTATCCAGGGTGTATTTGAGACGGTCGCGAATCCGACAATCCTTTGATGTCCGGTTATCCAAAGTGGATAACCACTGCTTACCCTTCAGAATGTCGTCGTTAGCATCCGCAAAGCTCTTTCGCGCCGTCGCCGCAAGATGCCCTACAGCTGTTTTGGCAATGCTGCCGGCGTTGGCCCTGCTCATCTGCAACGCGCCATCCTGATAACCACGGTTAGCGTGTCCGCGTACCTTGCGGGCTATCTGCTCATGCGTATCACCCAGCAGAAATCCATGCCGCACCGTATTACTGATACGCGCCATGCGATCGGCTTCAAGGTTATCAGCCCACTCACTGAGCAGACGCCCCTGAAATGGCTGCGCCATCGCCGCGGCATACACTGCATCCGGTGAAATACCCACCAGCGGGTGAAGCGATAACACATCATCGGGGATCGCAAACTGGAACAGGCTCAGCTGAAAGCCTGCTTCGTGCTGAGCGAGTTGCTGCAGTTCATCAGATAGTCCGGCGTACATTGACTGCACAGCCTCGCGATTGAGAGCCCTGACACTACTGAGCAGCGCTTCCAGTCGCGAGACGGTAAAGCTGTCCGCATCCAGGATATCCATCGCCACCAGCAATCTGGCTGTCAGTTCCGCATCGCTGTCATTCAGGATTTTTATCATCCTGTTTGCAACGCTGGTGCTGTACCGCGCTATCCATATCGCATGCGCTATCGATTCATCCTGAAGCTTGTCATTCGCCGTTGCCATTTGCACCACCCGGGTTACTCAGTCCGCCGGCCAGCGTGACCTGCTGATTCCGCAACTCGTCGATTACCTCTTCGGGCTTCGCATCCGGATCAATAAATTTGAGGGCCTGCAACACGCGAACAGCATCGACCTGACGTATATCACCACCCTGACGGAGCGACTGAACAGATGTTGCAGTTGCGGAATCAAACGTCTGGGCTGAAACATCCAGCTCGGTGCGTACGTCGACATTGCCGCCTTCTTTCTCGCCCAGCCATTCCGCCATGATTTGCAGAATGTTATCGAGGGCGTCCTCAAGAGAGCTCGCCATCGTATACAGAGGGGAGTTTTCCTGCATGCGCTCTTCATTGGTCTGATCAACGGATTTGGTAGAGGTATTCTCGGCACGTAAGAGTTTTGCCCCGGCCTGCCGCATCTGATCTTCCAGTTTTTCCAACGACGTTTCACCAGCTTCAATCGCAGCCCCGGTATGCTCGACATATTCCAGTCCCTGGCGCTGACGGTCATCGAAACGAGTCGCAGAGGAAGAACCTATCGTCAACGTTTCGCCATCAGCCAGACCGTAAGCCACCAGCAACGGCACGCGAGCGACATGAAGTATGTTGTCCTGTTCACTCTGGCTCTGCCAGTGCTTGATATTCAGTAAGGCGAGATTAAGCAGTGGCGGTGATCCACGCATGAAACCAGTGCGTTTCGTGTAGAGCGTTACCAGCGTAATATCGTTACGGCTGGTTGCCCATTCTTCGTGAAGCGTCCATTGAGCTACTCCATTATCACCTGCTTTGCGGCGGTATATTTCAACCTTGCCGGGCATGATATGCCGAATTTGTTCAACCTTCGTCTGCCCGTAGTCATCGTAAGCGTGCAGCGAGAACCGTATTGACGGGGATGTGTTATTCAGTTGGCAGTGCTACGCGCCAGGGGAGTAGTTCGCTGACCCGGTTTATCGGCCAGTCAG